AGATAAATAAGGGTCACCGCCATCGTTTCCTATTGTTACACTGCCTTCGCTAAAATTAAATACTGCTCCGTTTGTACTTGTATTCCCCACATCCGTTACCGCCTGTAAATTGGGAGTTGAGCCGCCACCAAATGTTCCCACCGTAAAAGTAGTAGAACCGATTTTATATTTAAGGGTATCGCCTGATTTGAAAATAGTATCTACAACGCCTGCACCCGCTAAACTGTCCAATAATTGAAGTGTTCCATAAACTACATTTTGCATTCTTAAATTGGTAAAACTTTCAACGGCTGAATTTTTTACATATCGTAATGTGTAGTTCTTTGCTGAATCAATCGAAGGAAAACGATTCTGCCCGTAGGAAGAAATAGAAAATAAAATAGCTATGAATAAAAGTATTTTTTTCATTATGCTAAAATAAAAAAAGCCTCTTTTAAAGGCTTGTAAGTTGTCAACTCAACCTTATGGCTAATATATTTGTTCCTTTATCTGAATTATCAGAGGCATGGTTTGTGGTATTATAACCCGTTCCATCAACTGCAATCCAGTTACCTGTATGTGTTGTTAAACCTCTTGCGCCTCTTAGTTTATAAGTTGTTGTTGATGCAGGGGAAACTATTGCTTGCCATGTTACTGACATAACAGAGTTTAAAGATGCTGTACCACTTGGAGGTCTTGAAATAGCACTTGCAGCAATTACCGTGTTATCACTATGGGTTATAGCCACAAAAGCCTGAAATATTGCGTTTACCTGCCTTATAACTACATGGCCTATAATTAACCATGTACCTGCTGCCAGTGAAACACTTGCGCCTGTTATATCTGCGTAAGTAGCTGCTGAAATAGTTGTTTCGCCTGTTGCAAAAGTCTGTGAATTAGTTAATGCTACTGCTTTGGTTGTAGTTCCTGAAATACCGTAGCCGTTTGTAATTGTAGGTTCTTTGCCGTTTAATTGGGTTTGAATCGCAGATGTAACACCTTTGACATAGCTTAATTCGGTTAAACTTGGATAAGTTGCAACCGCTAAAGAAGTAATTGTACTTCCTGTTGAATTGAAAGCTGCTATTTCATTATTAGTTCCTGTGCCTGTAACGGGATTTGTTAAGGTCGCTTGCTTACCGTCTAACTGGGTTTGAATATTTGAAGTAACCCCATCGGTATAATTTAATTCCGTTGCTGTTGCTGTTAAATCTGTAATATCTGCAACTAAATGAGTATGAACAGTTGCAGCCTTGCCGTTTAACTGCGTTTGAATATCACTTGTAACACCTCCTATATATTGAAACTCCGCATTTGTTACTGACGTTTGCTTGGTCAAACTCTGCCCCAAAAACATTAAAACTTAAATTCGCACTTGAAGCATATACATTTATAACATCTGCATTACTTAATGTTATACCTATTGTTGCTATAAAAGTATCATTTGCGCCAATCGTTAAATCATAATACAAATAATCTTTATTCGCTGTTGCCCCACTATAAACAGAAACGCTTACCCTAAAAGTCGCACTTGTAGAACGGTTACATACTACAATAGAACTTATCACCGCCCCTTTTGAGTCGGGGACTACATACAAAGCCGTTTCCGTTGTTGCTGCTGGTGCAGCTTGCCCTAATATTTGTTTTATTTCCATTATGCTCCCATTAACATAAATAAATTTTGATATACAGGTGTGGAACTCGTTACAATCTCAACAGGCGTGGATGTATCATTTCCAACATACCACTTATTATCAACCGTATCTTTTACAATAAAATTGCTTTCAAATTCTAAATCTGTTAAACTTTCAACTTCTGCGTAAATAATTTGTTTCATTATGGGTTGTTTTGATAAAATACTCTTAACACATCATTTTGAGCCAAAGCCATTGTGATACGTCCATTACTTCCAGCATTAGAAAATGTATATCCACCATCTGTAACTAAAACACCGTTCTTTAATATAAAATTAATTACTTGATTGTAAAGTGTTACTGATTCAATATAATTATTGGAATCGTCTGTTGCATTAGCTGTCAAAGTCAATTCTTTTAATCCTGTGTAGTTAGTTATAAAACTATTAATAGGCCACAAAGCACCATCAGCTTTAACTGTTCCCGAATATGTAGCGACCCCGTCAGCCTGACCTACATATTGAACATTCGTAACTATTCCACGACCATAATAATACTGTGCGCTTGTATTTGAAGTGTCTACTTCTATTTTTATTCCAACCTTTAAGCCCTGTAAAAGAAAAGCTGCCATTTCCATAGCATGAGTATAAGAACTACCGTCAGGGAACCCTTCAAAATTAAATACAGCACCGTCAAAATCTATTTGCCAATCATAGCGGCCATATTCTCTATTTGTACCCCTTCCGCTACCTTTACTTGTAGTAATTATTTCTTCTGAAGTAATTGATAAAGTACATGATGTTTCACATCCGATAACTCGTAAGCCATCGCCTGTATAAAACTTCATATCTCTGCCGTTTAAAATCATTTCTTTTTCTTAAATATTTTTTGAACTAACCAACCTAAAGCCCCGTAATTATAATCATAAGGTTTTTTTATTTCTTCAGGCGGTATTTCAACACCGTTCAAACTTTTATCTATCAACCTGAATGACTCTGTGCCTGTTGCTGTAAAGTCATCACCTGTGCCGTCATGCAATTCTACAAAAGTGCCATAAAACTTATTAGCCGTTAGGTCAACCTCTAAAGTGGAAATAATAAATTCAGCATCCCCGAAATAATCAAATTTTAATGTATTTAACGGGGATATAAATTTGGTTGAATTTTCAGCTTTGTTGTATAAAATGTTGCCTTCTAAAATATTAAATACTCTTCTTTTTAGTTTAAATAAAGCGTTTGTTATAAGTGTGGAAAATCTCACGCTCTCTGTAATGCCTGTATGTTTCCAGTATCTTAAAACGGTACTGTTAGAATCTATCAACACTCCTTTAAATATCCTATTTCTTGCATCGCTTATAAAAGTGGCATCTTCTATTTTTTCTCGAAATGTACCTGTTCTTTCAACTTTATTGTATTGACCTCTTGCTGTTTTATTAGGCAAAGCCGCTAAAGCATTATAAGTAAAATTCAAATCCATTATACCTATCAATGGTGTATTTGATGGTATACTGGACGCTTTAGCATTTATATAAAAGTAAATTTCAATATACGAAGATAAAGAAGGCAAAGGCTCTTGTGTTGCTATTGAAACATCTAATGGCGTATTGATAGTATTAACAGAAGCATTTATACCCAAAAATTGTATTGCAGTTTTCCATTTACCATCACCACCTAAATATAAAACAGTTGCAGGTGATGTCCTCGTTAATTTAATCACCAATGAAATTCCAGAATCTGTTGCTTCTTTACCTACTCTGCAAGAAAAACTAAAACCATCACCTTCTTGGCAATTAATAGACGTACTGTAAAGGGTTGTAACATTTGTATTAGCTGATATAGAAGAACCTGCTGTTCTTATATGAATCCTTCTTGATTTTTCAGTAGCGTCATCACTTGTAATATCTAAATCGGCTAAAATATAAGGTTTTGCACCTGTATAACTCCAATGGTCTAAATCATAAATTATCTGATTCGCAGGGCTTAAAAAACTATCAAAATCACCTTCACTTAAATCTTGGTTTCGTAAAAGGTTAGGTACTTCGTATGCAAAATTTAACTGAACGCTTTTATTTGCATTGGCAAAGCTTTGAACCGCATCTGCATTAATGAATTTCCTTGTTTCATTTAAACCTACGGTAAAATCAAATGTTTGCCCTGTGTAAATACCTAATGCCGTTCCTGATGAATCCCACCTTGTACAGTTTAATCCGTTGTTACGAATCCAATCCTCCAAATAAACTATCTGCCATTCGCCTCTTGCTTGAAATAATTGGCAACCAAAACTTGTAATAACTTTGTTTAATAAATCAAAAGCATTATCCCCTTCAAATGTTTTATAATCAATAAATGAATAATAAAAAGGGTCTTGTTCAGGATTGCCTACTGTCCTTACGCTCAAACCATCTGGATAAATGTTTATCCATGTATTATAATTTAATCCTAATTCGGTTTTGTCTAAAACATAAGCAAAAATATCTTTTACTCGCTTAGCTGCCCAAATTACATTATCTGATAAATCTGTTTTTTTGGCTGCTTCTAATAAATGCAATCCATCTCTTGCCACTAAATCAATATAAAATCCCGAATCTTGGAAAGGTGCTTCTAATGTCTTAGTATCTAACCATCCATACCAATTATTTTGACCGCTTATCCTTACAATTACTTTGTAATCTAAATCATCGGTAATTAAAAAATCTTCAATATCAAAACTTCCATCACAAAGCACCTTAAATTCTAATCGACTTTGTTTTATACCGAAATCTTTAGCCCTGTCTTGTTCGCCCCAAACTAATTTAGCACTTCCGCAAATTAAAGAAGTTGATGACCCTACAAATCCATCCTGCTGTAAATCTATCTGTACAGTTGTACTTGTTGGGTCGTCAAACTCTATTTTATATTTAGTTGCGTATGCCATTAGCCTAATATGCGTAAATTGCGTATATCTAAATTACTTGTTCCGCCACCCTGAACTCCTATTAAATCACTAATAGAGCCACTACCTGGTGCAATACTGTTTAACAATGACTTTAAAGCCTGTGTAACTGCATACTGAATTAAAATACGTTGTGTTGTTTGTGCAATACTCTTAGCTATATCTTCAAAGGCTTTTACACCGTCTTTGGATAAGTTTGTAAACAAGTCGGCAAATTCACCTGCTATTGAGTTTATTAGTTGGTCGCTTACATTAAATAAATCATTAAGCCTTTGCTGTTCTTTTGCAACTTCTTCTATTAATTCTTTTTGTTTTTGGTAGGCTTCAGGTGTTAAAGTTAAAGTAGTTGTTTTAGTTGCTTTTTCAGGTAATCCACTTGCAATAAATTCCTTGCTTTTTTTAATTAACGCATCAAGATTTGGTACTGCATCTTTTAAGCCTAAGCCCAATAAACCCTGTTGACCTGTTTTGTTTAGTGTTTGTATTTGAGAAATAAACCTATTTAACTCGCTGTTTATAAATATAAACTCTTTACTTGTTTGTTTTACTCCGCTTTCAAGAAACTTTGTGAATGTATCTGACGCAAGTTTAATTTTTTCATTTAACAAGTCTAAGTTTAACGCTTGCTCTTTAAACTGAATTGCTGATAACTGTTCTCTGTATTGTTTTAAAATATCAGTTACAGGTTTTGTTTTTTTACCAAAATCTTCTGTTACCCCTGTAATATTTTTTATTGATTCAATTAATTTAGATATAGTTTGATTTGACTTTTCTAATTCGGTATTAAAAAAGTTTTCTTCTTGTGCAGCTTTACCTATTGTATTACCGTAAGCCTTTGCAAAAGCAAGTGCGCCAGTACCTGCGTTACCTGCACTACCTATAATCGTTTTTAATTTATCTAAAAATCCAAATTCACCAAATGTTCCTAAAGCGTCACCCGCTTGCGCCCTTTGTTGTATTGATATTTGTTTTACATAGGATTCTGCTGCTTTAGCTGCTAAAAAACTTGCTTTAGCTTCTTCTTGTTTTACTTGTGCGTATAATAAACCAATTTGCGCCCCTTCTTTTTGGAATGTTTGAAGGTCTTTGATTTTTAAACCGTATTCACTTAATTTTTTATTAGCATCTTCAAACGCATCTCTTTGCCTTGCTAAAGAAACATTGCCATCGTTTGCAATCCTTACTAAATTACTTATTTCGTTTTTTGCTAATGAAAAAGATTCAGCACCTTTGTTGCCTGCATCTATTAACGCCTGTTCAAATTTATTTATACCTGAAAGCGCATTTCTTATTTCATCACCATAAACTATTAATAAAGAAGTAACAGCAGAAACTGCAATGGCTATACCTGCTGGGCCTACTAATGCACTTCGTAAAGCCTTAAATGCACCACCTGATTCCTTTGTTTGTGATTGTAAATTTTGTAAAGAAGTTAATAAAGGGTCGATGTTATTAGCTATACCTATCAACCCAAATGGCGCATCTTGTACAACACGCCCAAAATTGACTAAAGCCACATTTGCCCCGTTGGTACTTTGCCCCAATTTAGGCATTTGTTTAGTTACTCCTGCTGCCGCCTGTTCAGTTCCCTTTAACGAAGTCTGAAGCTGCCTCAATGCCGCCTGTGCTTGTGCTACCTGCGCCTGTACTTCTATCTTCAACACTTCGTTCATGCTTAACTGCTTTTAACTTTTCTAATAACCGTTTTTTCTTTTCTTCTTCCTCTTTTAAATCCTGTGGCAAAGGGAAGTATCGTTTGAACTGATTGAAGTTTAGCGGCTTCGTACTTTGGGTACTTACAACGAAATAACTCTGAACCCTTGCTAACTCATAGCTGTCTAAAAGTCTTTCGTTGTAAGCCTCCACCATGTTCACACATTCAACCAAACTAAACTTGTCGTATTGTTCAGGGTCTATTCCGCACTTGTAGCACTTAACTCTGAACTCACTCCAATCAAATTCTTTTTTTTTATTTCTTCATCAACAGCCGCTTGCAACTTTTCTGTTTTTTCTTTAAAGAAGTTACCATCTACAAAATCCTGACAAAAGTCTTTTAACTCTTTAGCCTGTTCATCTGTTAAATCACTTTCTACATAGTCTAAAACTTCTTCAAATTCTACCTGTTTGGGTTTTAGATTAACTTTACTCCAGTTAGCTGCACTTGCCCACACCATTAACGCTAAGTCAAACGCTTCATAATAAAGAGAGCCGAAAGAAATAACATCTTCGGCTTTCTTTGTCCAATACAATTCAACAGCTAATCTTTTCGGTAAAAGGTTAATTTCTTTTCCGTTTATTTTCATATTGTTTATTTTAAAATCAAGGGGTCACATCAATAGTACCAGTCATTTGGAACGCTGCTGTAAAAGTTACGTTACCTTCTGCGGGGCTTGTGATGTTAAACGCTGTCATATATCCTGTACCTTGAATGTAAAAGTTTGTTCCTGCGCCTTCGGGGTCTTCATACTTAATATCCAAAAGGGTGTTTGCATGAAACCACGCATTCATTTCTTCTGCACTTACTTGACCTGCTGATGGTGATGTTTCAAAAATACCATCTACTGAAAAAGTACCAGTAGGTGAACTTACTGCTGTAACGGTGTTACACTTTGTAACTGTGGTAGTAACTGAAGCCGTACCATCGTAAGAAGATGATGTTTCACAAACCACGTTTAAGTAAGAACCAGTAGTTCCACTTTCACGAAGCTGTAATGTAACGGATGAACCTAAAATAGCTGCCATTGTTTAATTTTTATTATCAAAAATATTGTTTAATCGTTCCTTTGTTCCTTATTCTGTCAACTTACTTTTCTATTACTATTTGAGAAAACCTTGTGAGCCTTCTTATAATCTTTTTAGTATCAGTATCTAAAACAGGGAAATGCTGTGAACTTTCCTTTTTCACATCAACGACCTGAAAATCTGAATCGTCTGCAATGCCTGTTGTATCTCTTGTTGGTTTCACTAAGTTTAAAATCTTGCCTGTAATCACATCAGCCACCTCTTTCATTTTTGGTTGCGGGTCGCTGTTGCTGTACATCTTTGTATTAAAAGTTGTAACCACATCAATCAAAACAGTTACCTCGTTGTAAAACTTAGTCTTTACAGGAATGTAAGCATCTGTTAAGGTCGAAATGATAATATAAAAGTCTGAACCTGTTTCATCTGCTTCCTCATCATAAACAGGAATAGTAGAACCGTTGTAAGTGATAGCACCCTGCAACAAGTCAAAATAAGAATCCCGTATAAATTTTATGCCGTCTTTCATTTTTTAATTGCCCTCCTTAAAGCATCACCAATCTTTTTATTAATCTTTGGCCTTTCCTCAAACCATGAATTGAAGAAAAAAGGCTGTGGGGCTACACCATGTTTTTTAATGTATCTCATAATCATAAAAG